ACCTGCCCCTGCGTCTTCTCGTCAGCGATGAGCTGCCGAGCGACCATCACGTTGTCCCCGCTGCCAAATTCAATCGGCCCGGTGCGCGCGTAAGGCACCGCGCCATCATAGGTCACGCCTACCTCGTGCTCGTATACGTATCCATCAGCAGAAACCATCAACGGGTAATTGAACACCCCGCGATCTGTTCCTGCAGTGCGAGACAAGCTGCCGATGGTCCAGTGGTTTTCGCGATAGTTGTAGGCCACATAAGAATCGCACTCTGTATTTGATGCGCTTGGATAAACCCACCAGATTTCACCAAACTGATTGTTGGCGATGGCATACACCTTCGACCGCTGCGCCTGTGACAGGTTGCCCGTCACGTAATCGAGCACGTCACACTTGAGCGGTCGCACGAAACCGTCGTACATGAAGAAGCCGCTCGGACTCCACCAGTATGCGACCGATTCCACCGCAGCGACCGCCTGCGCGCTAATCAGTCCGCAGCCCGTCGCGATGCGCTCAAAGCCATACACGAACGGCGGTCCCTGGTACTGAGCGGTGTGTACGTCAACGTCCGTGAAAATGAGATTCACGCCACGCAGCCGCTTTCCGGCGACAATAGAACCGACGGTCTCCAGTTCAATATCTCCGGCTTGGTTCGTGACCGCCGGCGTCCACATCGTATTGTCTTCTTGATCCGACCACGCCACCTTGCGAGCGTTTCCGCCAGCGCCAAGCGCGAACACGAATCGCTCTGCAGTAACAAGAACCGCCTTGTTACCAGTCGGCGCATTCGTCACGGCAACCGCATCGTTGCTGGTGTCTAAGTCCCATTCGTAAATCTTGCCGTCGGCGTTGGAGCAGGCGAGCAGGAACTCGCCCCAGTTGTCGAGACTCCACGTCGTCGCAGGCGTCACCGTGCCGGTATCCGGTCGCGGTGTGCCATAAGCAAAGAGACCGTATGGGCCGCCGCCATAGCCAAGATTCAGCACAGCGTCAGCGTTGCCCGCAGTAAATCCGCTTGGCGTGATATCAGTCAGCGTGCCAGCCTCGTTCATCGCATAGAGTTTGCTGTGCGTGCCGATACCGATCCAGCGCGCATTAGCGTTGGAGCGCCACGCGATGATGCCGCGGCACTTGCCGGTAAGTTGCCCAGAGGCACGCTTGCGCCAGCCGCCCACAGGGCGCATGGTGCCCTCGTACCAGCGCACAAGGTTGGCGTCACGCCAGCGCCCTTTGCTCTGGTAGTCGGTGCCGTTGCGATACACGCCCGGCTGCAAATTGATGGGAACTAACGCCAAGGCGTTACTCCTTCGTGTTAGGTGTAAACCAGCCCTTGAAAAGGCCAAGCAGGAACATCAAAGCCGCACCAAGTCCGGCAAGCCACTTAATGAAGGCGACGAGGTTCTCTGCTGTCGACCAGGCATTAGCGAGCTTCTTAAGATCAGCCTTCACCTCTGCCATGTCCGCCTGCATCGTCTCCAAGTCTTTTCGCAGCATGGCCAGCTCTAGCATGTTTTGATGATCCTGCTCCGACATGACTAGCCCTCGTCCTCCGCCTTCGGCAAATGCGGCTCCACCTGCGCCTTGAGTTTCGCCCACAGCGGCCCTGCGCCCTGTGAGGTCGGCAGCGTGCCGAGCAAGTTCACGATGGCAACGGCTTCTTCCAGAGTGACTTCAAGTGTGACTTCAGACATTACTTAAACTCCGTAATTTTCAATAAACCATTGCTTTGTTTTTCGTGCTTGCGGCGTTAATTCACTATCATCCGCTGCAACGATGTTTCGCTGTATGACATCTAGTTCTTCTTTTGAAAACTGCCGCAGTTCGTCCAATGTACGGGCGCTGCTTAAAGTAACCAAATGCTTGTATTTCTCAAACACTATTTGCTCTCCAATGCGGCGACTTTCGCCTTTGTTGCGTCTAGTTCTGCTTTCAGTTCTTGGATGGCTTTGACCAACACCGGGATCAAGTCTTGCCGCACAGACTTGTACGGCTCTTCGCCTTCTGGTGCAGGGTCGCGCCATTCGTCAATTAAGTCTGGGAATACCTGCTCAAACTCTTGCGCGATAAACCCACGGTCGTCCTTAATGTCCTTGCCTTTGCCTTCCTTCCAGTCAAACTTGCGCGGCTTCAATGCAAGGATGGCGTCAAGCCCAGCATCCAAGTCACGGATGTTTTCCTTATATCTTTGATCTGAAATCGCGCTGATGGTGGTGTTGGTTGCGTGGATTGTTCCAGCATAATTAACGTAAAGCCGATATGCCGCAGCGCCGGTTGAATACATCTCAAACCCTTGTTGAGATGAGTCGCTTACTGTTGAAACCAGAGCCACGGTTCCCCCAGTGTTAAGGACTTTCATTCCCGGCCCCGCATTTTCTGCGGCGTTTGTTGTTGCAACCAGCAAATCCCCACCCGCCGTGATGCGGGCGCGTTCGGAGCCAGCCGTGCTAAATGTCATTACATTTGCGCCAACCCCTGAACTTCCTGCTTCAAGACCCAAATCGTGATTGGTGCTTGTTCCGATTGTTGCGCCTAGACTTGATGTCGGTGATTGAAACCGCAGTATGCGCCCAGCGGTATCTTGAATGTACGCAATCGCTCGCGTTGCATCAGCAACGGTAAAGTTTGCCGTTAGCGAAGTTGCTCCAACACCCAACCGCCCACTCGCATCCAGCGTCATCTTTGCGCTGCCGAAACTTACGGTCGTTCCTGCGGTGCCGGAAGCGGCGCTGTACCACGCATGTGCGCCAGATGACATGTCATATCGGGTCGCTGTTCCAGTAGCGGCGTATTTGTAGTCCGTGGAATAAATCACGTTCTGCATCAAATCGGTGTAGCCGCTAGACGCCCAAACCCCGTGACCCGCAGAACCTACTTCAAACGCTTTCCCGCTTGTCCACGCACTCGGCGTCACGCCCAAGCCGAGGTTGCCGGAAGAGTCAAGAAGTGCTTTTGACGATCCTCCTGTGTAAAAACCAATTTCAGTCCATTGCCCTGCGCGATAGCCGCCTAACGCCAGAGTGCTTGTTCCCGTCCAACCAAGCGCGTCGTAACCGCTGATTGTGACGCCGTTGTAGAACCCAGACGTAGCCGTTCCAGTACTGTTTACAGCGATGCCTCTGGTTGCCGTCAGCGTCGTTCCATCAAACGTCAGCGCACTCCCACTCGTCGCCACCTTGCTCGCATTCAGATACAGCACGCCGTTGGCGGTGCCGCCGGAGAGGGTGAGGTTGCCGGAGAGGGTCTGCGCGGCAGCGTCTATGGTGCCGGTGAGGGTGGGGGAGGCGGAGAGCACATTGTTTCCGGTGCCGGTGTTCGTGACCGAAACAATGTTCTTGCTGCTGTTGAGCGCCAGCGCCGTTGAGGCGGTGAGCGCGGACATGGTTTGCGTGCCGCCGACCGTCAGCGTCTTGCCAGAGCCGACGTTAAGGCCCACCGACGTACCGTTGCCTGCGGCAGCGAATACGCCGTCGATGGTGTCAAGGTTGGTGTTGAGCTTGCCGCCCCAGGTGTCAGCAGAGGCGCCGACCTCCGGCTTCGTCAGCGACAAGTTAGTGGTGGTTGTGTCAGCCATTGCTCGTTACCTCAAGCGGCCTCTAGGTAGGCCGGAAAAGTTTTTTCTGTCCAAGTCCTCGCCGTATCACTCTGCGGCGTCCATGTCTCCGCCGTGTCGCTCTGCGGCGTCCACGACCTCGCGGTATCACTTTGCGCCGTCCACGCCAGCGCCGTATCTGCCTGCGGCGTCCAGCTCTCTGCGGTGTCTGGCTCGTCTTCCCACTTCTTGCGCCCTGCGCACGTCAGTGCCGAGACAGCACTGATCGCGCAGGAGGCGAACTGCACCCGGTTCGCGGTGGCAGTCAGCGCGGCAGAAGCCGAGAGTCCAGCCGCACCACGCTGGATGCGCTCTGCGCTCGCCGCCAGCGTCGTCGCCGCCGAGAGTGCCGCAGCTCCTCTCTGGATGCGCTCCGCTGATGCTGTCAGCGTCGCAACCGCAGAGAGTGCCGCTGCTGCGCTCTGCACCCTATTGGCGGTCGCCGTGAGCGTTGCCGCCGCCGAAAGCGATGCAGCCCCCTGCTGCACGCGCGTCGCACTAATTGCAAGCGTCGCCGCTGCGCTCAGTGCTGCAGCCCCCTGCTGCACCCGCACGCCAGCGACGGCAAGCGTCGCTGCGGCGTTTAGCGTGGCCGCCCCCTCTTTGGGGTCTATGCCGTAATTGCCACGCCCATATAAGCCGCTGCCGTAACCGGCCACGTCTTACGCCAGAGTGATATCAAGATCGCCGGCAGGCACGCGGAACACGTCGCCCGATGCAATCGTCTTGTTGGCCGTCAGGTTGCCGTAAGCCAACAAATTACCACTCGTCAAGTTGTCGAAGATCCCCACTGCCACAATCGTTCCCCATGACGCCGAGGCGGTCGGGAACTCGATGGCGCTTGTGTTGGATGCGGTGTCGTTGGTCACGGTAAACGCCGCGACCTGCCGCGCGTAAGCGTTCCCGCTCACCTCGGTGCCGCCGCCAGTATCGGTCGGTGCGGTCGTGTAGAGCCCCAAGTACAGCGTCGTCGGGGCGGTATATGCAGTACCGCCGAAGACGTGCAGCATGACCTTATTCTCAAGATAATCTGAAAATGCACTCACGGGATGGCCCTCGTCGGTTTGACGGTCATGGCGGTGCGGCCTTGGCTAAAGGCAGCACGCTCGTCTTGTAGGATCATGTCGGCGATCGCCGCCTGGTACAAAGATGACCAGACAGCGATGCGCTCATCGTCGCGCAGATACGGCGCCGCCTGCAGCAGCGAGCCATAGAGATACACATCTGGATGGCGAGCCAGTATCCAGTTGGATACGTTGCTGTCCGAGAGTTTCGCAAGCGTCGCGATATACGTCAGCTCTGCGGTGTATCCGGTATCCGGCGCCGGCAGCACTTCGATCTGGTTCCCGACTAGGGCGAAATACTGCGGCTTGCCGGTGGTGCGGTACACGTACTTCTTCGCGTCAATCTCATCCTCTGTGAGAAACACGAGCGGCTGTACCGGAGCCGTGGAGGTCAGTACCAAAGACTTGGCGGACAGGAAATCAGAAGGCAGCGCAGAGAACGGCGTGTCGATGGTAGCCGTTGATCGCTTGACCATCTTCTGCGTCGGCAAGCGACGCTCAAGCTGCGCCTCGGCAAGCGAAACGAAATCAGGAATGATCGCGGTAAGATCGTCGCGATTCAGCCAGTCGGCGATACTAGACTTCAATGCGCTGTATGAGTTTAGAGCCACCGTCTACCTGCTCCTTCATCGCCCACGCACCTTCGTGCGAATACTCAAACGTGCCAATATGCTTGACTTGATGCGACAGGTCGTGGTCGACCAACACCTCAAATCCAGCCTCTCGCGCTTTCTTGCAGAAGAAAACATCTTCGCCGATATAGTGATTCCCAACCGTTGAGTATGGAATCGCAAACCACGGCGCCTCTACCTTCTCAAATACCTCGCGCTTCGTCATCATCACGCCCATGCCGACGTAATCCACCGGCTGCAGCCCTTCCGAGTCTGGTGCTGTGTAGACGCGACCAATCTTCCCATTGTCGTCCATCATCGCCACCGGCTTCACCGGCATGCGACGAGTTGCATAGTTCGCAGCGACGATGGGCTTGTCGCGCAAGATAAGGTGCCCGATGGTCTCCTTCGGGAACCGCATATCTGAATCAAGCCAGAGGAGATAATCCGCCTTCTCCTCGAGTGCTTGACGCGCAAGCTCCATCCGCTGAGAGGCGATCAGAGTTCCGTGCGACGTGTAAAGCATCACCCGGTCGTCTGTTGTCGCGGTGTGAAACGACATTGCTCGCGCTAGGTCATAGGCGAACGAAGTCATCACCGTGTCCCGTGCTGGGACCAATATCGCGACCGAGTGACTCATACGCGCCCCGGTCGTGTTCTGAAAAACTTGTTGTCGGGATCATTGAGCCAGCGCTTCATTGCTGCCGGATCGTCAATGATTCCATTCTTCTTCAACCTGTAGAACAAAGGCATCGGTATCGACGCCACCTTGCTCCACTCGCCCCAGCGCGTCCTTTCATCAGTCGCGGCATACTGGGCTTTATTCTGCTCTACCAGGTCGCCAACCTCAAAGACCGTCTCAATCGTGGCCTCATCTTTGTCGGCGTCATAGTGCCACCACTTTGTGGTGCCTGTGTTCGGGTCGTAATCAAAAAGACGTTTGCCCGATGAATTCATGTTGTCCTCAACCTAGGGGCGACGGCACCATTGCCGCCGCCCCCAAGTTTATATCACCACGATTAGGTCGTGGTGAGGTCCGCGGCGAGACCGTGCGCGGCCTCGGTGTTGACCTTCAAGCCCCACTCCACGAGGATCATGCGCTTCTCGGCGTCGCCGGTCTTCGCAAGCTCCACAGTCTGGAACGGACGCAGGAAGGCGACGCTGGCGTACTCAGGATCAAGCACGAAAGCATCACGCTCACGCTGGAAACGGTTCGGAACAACCGAAACCGCGCCAAAGTCGCTGACGTACACATCCGCAGCGCCGATGATGACGCCAGGCTTGTTGCCAGTGACTTCGCGACGAATCTCCGCGATACCCGCGAAGCCCGAAACGCGCTGCTTGTTGACGGGGCCGACCATGAGAATCTTCGGCGTGCCGCCAGCAGCCCACACCTTCTGAATCACGCTCTTGAGAATCGTCTCAGTAAACGTGCGCAGGTTGGCGTCGGTCGCGTCCGTGCGGGTCGCGTTCGGCTGCGTGGTGTACGAAGGATCAG